CTCCAAAAGTCATTGAGACCCTTATAGAAAAAGGATACACCTGTGACCTGAATGGTTGCGGTATGAGGGTATACAAGCTGTGATGTGAGGTGAGCAGATGGCAACAAAGCAGACGAGACTGACACCCTTTGGGCGGAAGGTCAGGAAAAGGCTCATAGACAAGAATATGACACAGGTGGAGCTTGCTGCTTTGCTTGGATGCAATAAGCAGTACATCCATAAGATTTTAGTCGGTGAGCGTAGTGGAAAGAAATACATTGAGGCAATATCAAGGATACTGGATATTGAGGTAGCAGCATGAAGGAGGTGAGCTGATTGGCTGAAGTATATGTCACATTGGGAGAAGCTGCTGAACTGGAAAGAGTTAAGTACAACACAATGGTCAAGAGGGTATTAAGGAAGCAAGAGTCCTTTGTGACCAAGACCGAGAAGTCAGAGAATGGCGGAAAAGATGTGGTACTTGTGGCGGTCTCCTCACTTTCAAAGCAGGCAAGGAACGCATGGAAGGAACGGGAGAAGCTGAAATCTTTCACGGAAGAATTTCCGGACAAGAAAGAGGATGAGCAGAAGCCGGAAGTTCCATGGTATGTGAATACAGATGTTGATTGGTACATTGAAAACTACAAGGAGAGATACTACAAGGCTGTGGAGCTTGGGAACGTGGTCAGAAAGTTCCTTCAGTATGACGAAGGAGACCGGACAAAGTACGCTGAAGAGTTTGCACAGAAGTATCTTGGAAAAGGTCAGAGAACACTCTACCGATACACCAAGGCATACCTTGAAGCATCCGCATGGGCGGACAAGCTTGAGAAGGAAGACGGAGCAGGGCGTGAGTTCTTCAAGGTTCTCTGCCTGTGCCGGAAGCCAAAAGAAACCGGATGCTTTCCAAGTATCAAGCCGGAGGTCAAACAGGTTATCAAGAATATATGGTTCAATGAGGACTTTGCCCGAAACCAAGGAACCCGTGAGATGCTGTATGAGAAGCTGACAGCCATTGCCAATATCAACAAGTGGGAGAAGATACCATCCTATCAGACGGTGACAAGGTACATCAGTTACCTCATGGAGGATGAGGGGATGAGGAACGCTTGGTTCCTTGCATCCCGTGGTACCCGTGAGTACAAGAATAAGGTCATGGTGAAAGGAAGCAGAGACACCAAGGGGCTTCAGGTGATGCAGATTGTCATGGGTGATGAGCATACCTTTGACTGTTGGGTGAGCTACAAGCAGCCTAATGGCAAGGTTATAGCCATCAAGCCACACTTGGCTGCATGGGTAGACATGAGGAGCAGGGTCATCATGGGAGATGTGATGTGCAAGGATGCCAACTCTGACATCCTGAAGCAGAGCCTACTCAAAATGATATATTCAGAGCCGGGCGGAGTTCCGGAGTATCTCTACATAGACAATGGTAAGGACTACACAGCCAAGACCATGACAGGAAGAGACAGGAATGACCGGAGCGGCATGAACTTTGACAATGAGACAAGAGGTTATGTGAGCATATACAGGAGTGAATACAACAATGCTCTTCAGGTAACAAAAGGACATTGTTTCAAAACAGAACCGGATGCCGGAGGCAATGAGCTGAAGTTCTATTGCTGTGAGAATACGGTCATTGATGCCGGGGAACCTGTAGGAAGAGTGCTTGTGGAGGCTGAAGCTACCGGAACCTATTACAATATAGCACCGGGAAGAATAACCATATCCATGATACACCTTGATGGTGTGGACTATGTGACAAATGAGGATGACTGGCTCTTTGAGGAAGGAGCTGAAGAGGAAGACCTTGAAGACCTCCGTGACAGATGTATGAGCTCATGGGCGGAGCTTGCAACACGAACTATAGAAGAGAAGCTCCGGAACGCTGCAAAGGCTGTACCCGGTGTACTGGATGCCCGGATTGATGCACAGCATCCAAGAGGTCAGGGCACAGTGGATGTGATTGTCACAGGTGCAGCAGGGGAAGCTTCTCCGGAGCTGATAAGAAAGGTGGGTGAAGCCATTGAGCCGCTGAAGGGAAACTATGAGGACTATCTTGTGAAGTCCAGTGAAGTAGTGAGACAGGACTTTGAGCTTGTGATATACCTTGCTGAAGATGCGGCAACGGATGGAGTGGATGCACAGGCAACAAAACTCATTGAGGACATGATGGCTCTGACAAGGGGAGAAATGAATACCCTATACAGGGACAGCATCATCCAAGTGCTTAGTACAAAGATTGATAACTACAGGAAGACAGACATCTTGCAACCGTCTGATGACATGGTTCTTGAACAGGACAAGGTCATCATGGCAGGAGACATCAATGTGACTGTCCGGAACGTAGTACAGAGTGCAAGGGGGAAGGAGTGATGACGCCATGATAGAGAACTTTATTGAATACATGTGGTATCTGCTCACTACTCCTCTGAAGAAGCTGAAGAAAGCACTGAATAAGTGGTACATCCTTTGCCGGGTGTTCGGCAAGAGGTTTGATGAAGCAAAGGAAGACATACTCCGGGCAAGGGATGAGGGAATGGTTGCTACATGCAGCCATGAAATGCTCCCGGTACATGGAGCTGATAGAAGGCTCACCCGGTATGAAGGAGAACATCCAGAGAACTTCCGCTCAAGGATAGCCATGTATGAGGAGATATGCAAGCTTGGAGGTACCAATGAGGGAGTGCTGCTTGCGGTGAGGACTCTTGGATATACTTCCCCGGTTCTTGTGAGAGCAAATGACCTGACAGGCTTTTCCCATTTCACACTTGATGGAAGTTGGCTCCTTGATGGGAGCCGGACATTGGAGTCTGATACCATTGAAAACAGATGGGCGGAGTTCTACATAGTAATTGTGATGGATGCGGATGAGGAGCATCCTATCAGTTTTGACATTATGCGGAAGACCGTCAGGAAGTGGAAAGAGGTGGGTGCAAAGGACAACTACTTCTTCAAGTATAACTTGAGCATCAGGCAGCCACACACAGGAAACTTCCTTGAGGTACTGTATAAGAAGCATCTGTTCTATTATGACTACAGGAAGCTTGATGGAATGTGGAAACTGGATGGGAGCTATATGCTTGATGCAGAGATGACTCCCGTTGGTACCCGGATAGGATACCGATATGAGAGCCTTTATGAGCTCCATGAAGCCGGGCTTGCAGTTATGGCATACAATTATGCCTGCCGGATGGTAGAGAGTGCCATCCTGAAGGCGGCATACAGCTTCAGGATGTACTATTTTGAATACCTGAAGACAGATGGCTCATGGATAACAGATGGAAGCCATGTGGTGGATGCAGAGATGTCTCCAAGAGAAATGAGATGGAGCACAACATTCCACCATCAGCATGAAGAGGAGCTGCTCCTGAAGCAGCGGTACAGGATGCAGCCTTGTGAGGAGGAATACAGCATCAGGAAGACATTGGAGCGGTACCGGATGGTCATTGACTACTTTGATTATCTGAAGCTCAACGGGCTTTGGAAGCTGACAGGCTCCCGGCTCATGGATGCACAGAGGACAGAATACACCACCAAGCAGGCATACAGCTTTGGTGTAGAACATACAAGGGAGTTCAGGGTGATATGGCATGAAGAGCACAACCTCATCTTCCTTGATGGAACATGGAGCCTTGATGGTTCCAAGATAATAGATGCTTGGCAAAAAACGGAGGTATTGTAGAATGGCAACAAAAAGCGTGATAACCAAAATCAGAAGAAAAAAGATGGCTGAAGCAAGCCATACAACCGGAACGGTTGCAAAGATAACACACATTGCACTTGGTTCCGGCGGTGTCAATGCGGATGGTACCGTGATAGTACCACTTGCGGAGAATGTAGCATTGAAGAAAGAGGTGGTCAGAAAGCCTTATACTTCATCAACCAAGACTTCAGATACATCCTATGAGTACACCATCAAGCTTGAGGAAGATGAGCTTGTTGGTACATTCATCAGTGAGATGGCACTCATTGATGAGGATGGAGATGTGGTGGCGTTCTCTAATTTCCTTGCAAAAGGTAAGGATGAGACAGAGGTGACATTCACCATTGAAGATAACTATTAAGGAGGAAGAAGAAAATGGCAAATATAACAGCAGCAGAGCATCCGAAACTTGTCCTTGAGATGACAGCAATGGAGAGGACAACTCCGGCACACTATGATGAGTGGAATGTGAGACATCAGCAGCTCCTTGACAA